CACAGTATTATAGAAATAGCCGGATGTTTCCACCCGGCTATATTTTGCAATTATTAAGTGACCCCTGATATTCCGATTACGATTACCAACACTGTTATTCAGATTCCAATAGAAAGTACCTGCATTAGACCAATTATTCCAATTACTGCCTAGTTGAGTGATTGTTTTTTATAGTTTTCATTACAGGCAAATAACGAAAATATCAGAAGTTCTTTCAACCTACTGAATCAAGTTTATAAGTTACGAATTAAGCTGCCATTTTCTGCTTCCATGCTTCAACAGCCGCAGTATAAGCATCTGAATCACGATCTGGGATATATACCAAGCGACCCCCGAGAGACCGAATACGACTACCAACACCGTAATTCAGAGCCCAAGAGAAAGCACCCGCATAAGACCAAACATTCCAATTACCGCCCAGCCGAGCGATACGGTAACCATTCAGATTCTGTGTGAGATATGTATAATCCCCAACAGGTAATGAACTATTACCCAGCGTTTCCGATGCAATAAAAAGCCAATCGAATTTAGTAGAGTACCCCATTGCTGAGATATACCCCTCTTTAGGTGCTACAGTGAATCCGGCCGGTTCATAATTTCCGCTGTTTTTATTTTCAGCAAACTCAAAGTCAGAACAAATGTAAGGCTGTCCACCATCCATTTTTCCGTTACCCCAAATACTGATACCATATGCAAATTTCCAGATATTGCCCCAGAAGTTTTCTTTGCCTCGCCAACAAATTGATGTTTTACCATTCACGGTATATTCTGTTGCCTTACCACCTTCGTATGTGGTTGTTTTTTCTGCTCTACCAGTTCCATTACCAAGTGAAGCAGTTGAACCTGTAACGGCTGCGTATGAACTTGTAGTATCATCTCCTGTAGTATACGGTAATGCTATGACACCCTGACCAATTGGTGTCTGTAATTCCATAACACCCATTTCAATGATCATCAGTAGCTGTTCGGCAGATATCTGTTTAATCAGATCACCATGCCAGTTTGTTCCTCTGTTCTGTGCCATTTTTTCAATTTCAGTTCTTGTAAGATTCTGTGAAGAACCCGATGCAGGTCTTGCACCGGCAATAGATGAAAATTTATCCTCAGCGGAAGACATAACCTGTTCATCCTGTAAAAGATAAGCCGCTGCACTTGTGTCATAGATGCTTCCTTCATATGCAGATGTCAGATAATAATCAATCTCTTTTCCTGACGCATCATAAAATGCCGGATGTAATCTGAAACCTGGTCTTGGTTTTTCTGATACATAGTAATTTGCTTTTCTCAGATGATAACCAATTCCTGTGGTATCAATTGGATCATATTCTACCGGGCATACAAGATAATAAAACTTAGGCTCATATACCATAACCTGTCCATTTGAACCATCTTCCGTATAGCCTTCATCACCATACCATGCATTAATGGTTCCATCATCTGCAACATTGCATCTTTTTCTTCCACCATACATGCTGAACTTATCAAAATCACTTCCCGGTGTCAGATTTGCCGCACCTGCCAATCGCTTAAAGGATTTATTTTTATAATCAACCTGTAAGCCTACGATATCATCAGCAGTAAGTCCAAGGTACGCTCTCAGGTCTGCCACACCTGATAAAATTTCCTGACTGTTGAAGTTTTCACCTCTCAACTCTTCAAGGTTTGATGCGGCTGAACTATTTTCACTCTGTAATGCCTGCAATGCATTGTTTCCAGTAGTCGTGGCAGTATCTAATGCAGTCTTTGCTGTATCAGCATTTTTGATACTGGTATCAAGATCTGATTTTTTGCCGGTACTTGTTTCAATACTCTTATCCAGATTATTTTTGGATGTGGCAGAATTGGTAATACTACCGTCCAGAGCTGTTTTTGCTTTTTCTGAATTTGATATGGACTGTTCTAATGCAGTCTTTGCTGTACTTGCTGCTTTATTCAGTTCTGTAATCTTATCAGATGTATGTTTATTAATCTGGTCTTCTGCTACGCTTTCTTTTTCTGTAATGTAGGACGCAATCTGACTTTTTGCTTCCTGAATAGATGCAGTCTGCTGATCTGTCACAGCTTTGACTGCGGCATCTTTCGTTTTATTTATTGCTGTGTCTGCTTCGCTTTTCTTTTCTTCGACATGACTATCAAAAGCTGTCACGGTATTGTTGATGTTCTGTTCAGACTTAGCAGCGGCCTGTTTTGATGCTTCTGCGTTACTTGCGGACTGTTTTGCCTTTCCAGCGGCTTCGACAGCTGCATTCATATTTAAAGTCACAGTCTCCTGTTTCTGTGTAACATCTGACTGCATTTCTTCCACTGTTTTCTTTGCAGCTTCTACCGCTGTTCTATCTGTTGCAACCTGTGTTGCAGAATCTGCAAAATTAGCCAACACCTGGCCAAATTCTTCACGGGTTCCTGTGTAACCTTGCGCCACTGCATCAGCATAGGCAGTCACACATCCTAAATCTGTTTCTATCATGACATCATAACCCCCAATCTCCCTTTATCATTTATCTTAAAATCCAAACTCTGTACAATATTTTCTGTACGGGATAAATATAGATGTCCATCTTCCCGTATTTCCATGTGGCAGAAGCCATTCTTTGTCGCAACTTGTTTCGCCTGATCTGCATAATACTTTGCATTATCTTTATCCCGTTCTGGATAAAGTTTATGCCCATGTGCCCAGGATTCCGACTCGGTTGCTCTGGTATCTGCTATATGTGCAGCTTCTTTTGTCTGCCTTGTATATTCCCCAACAGCGGTCAATGTGTGGTGGAATAAATCAATGTCTTCGGGAATTTCAAATCCTTCAGGCTCTGGCCGTTTATTTACAAACATCATCACGGTATTTACAGTTTTTCCTGTTTCAGGTGTTGATAGATAAATATAAACAGTGATAGCTTGTCTCTGTTTAAGTGACTCGTTTGGAATATCAACATAAAACTTATTATTCTCGCTATAACCTGTTACAACTTTTGCTTCTTCCAATCCCTTCCAGAATAAATGAACCTCAAATACATCCGGGAGATTAAGTCCATTAATTTGTAATCTTTGACCATAATCATATTGCCAAAGTCCGTCTACTGTAATTTCTTCACCATAATTGGTAAAATTCGCAATCAGCATTATTTAACCACCCCTTTCAACATTCCCTCTAATTTGTTCAGTCTTTCGTTCAATGCGTTCACTGTATCTTCCAATGTATTAATTCTTTCATTCTGATCCTGAATAACTTTCATCATTGCCGGAATCATTACACGGAAATTCCAGTCTTCTGGTTCTCCTGCTTCGTTCAACTGTGTTGCTTCCGGGAAAATATTGTAAATATCTTCGGCATAGAATCCAGGTATCCTTTTATCGTTAAGCCAATCAGTAGGATTTAAATAGCCTTTTTTATATTTGAACCATACAACAGGTATACTTAGAATCTTTTCTGCTTCCTCAATAGTCATGTTTGACACATGATCTTTATAACGTTTTGAAGAACTTGACAGGTATGCAACAGTTGCGCCATCCGTATCAAAAACCATATGTCCACCGGATGATACATGCGACAAGTTATATATCATAAGTCTATCTGTTCCGTCTGAAAAATTTTTAGGATTTCCACAAATTATTTTCATTCCGCTTCGCACTTCCAAGGCATTGGAATTTGCTACTAAAGAAACATTTCCTATCTTAATTTTTCCATTATATGATCCACTTGAATACAATTTGATTGCACCGCCAGCCGATTGCAGATATGTGCTATTAATAGTCCATCCACCAAGCTTCGCTCCAATAGCATATAAATCAGTAATGCTCAGCTTGCTCGCCGTAATGCTGTCAGATTTTATGTATGACCCATTTATATATACTTTTCCATTCTGTAAATAAATCCCCTGTGTCTGTCCATTATTTGTCAGAATGTTAAATATCTGTTCCTGTGTCAGATCACCTGCATCTTTACCATCTTCTCCGTTGGAACCACGCACGCCAATGATATGCGGCGTTGTGCTGCTGGAAGTACCGTTTGTGTAGTAAGTTGTCTGATATGACCACAGATACGGCTTACTTGTCGTTGGGCTTTGCACAGAAGTCGTCCATCCACTTGTATATGTATATACATAATTGGATTCGGAAGTTGCAAGATAATAGGTTGTGACAGAGGAAATGCCATTTCCTGTAGCACCGGTTGCACCTGTAGCGCCCGTAGCACCAGTCGCGCCTGTTGCACCAGTCTGTCCCTGTATTCCTTGGATTCCTTGCTTCTGCTTTGCAATGGCAAATATCTTTTCGGCTGTCAGGCTTCCTCTTGTCACAGTAACTTTTACGGTACCTGTATCTGCCATTAACCCAGTAACTGTATACGTTTCCCCGGATGCATTCCCATATACACCACTGGATGGAGTCCACTGAATAATAGAAGTTTTTGTAACATCTTCCGATCCATACAAAACCTTTACTGTAGTGCTACATGATGGAAAAGAAGTATAATCCCCATCTTCATCTGTTGGGATTCCCTGATATTCATTCGATAAGATCACATTCAAAGTCCTAAATTTACCAGATTCTGCCGCCACAACATCACTGATATTTTTTCCTTCCAGAGAAAATTCGGTTGCTTTAATATAGACATTCCCATCATCATCAATTTTCAATGTAACCTGTCCATCTTTGTCTGTGACATTCAGCCCTTTACCATTGATCAGTTTTCCTGCTAAAACGCCAGACAGGATATAGCTTGCATTTATATACAGTTCACCGTCCTGAATATAAATACCTTTGTTTTTTCCGTTATTGGTCAGTTTATTAAAAATTTCCGGTTGCCCTAAACTGGTATCATACTCATTAATCGCATTATCCACATCATCAGAATCCACATAAGACGGACTGATCCAATCAGCAGATGAAAATACACCAGATTGTCTGGGGGTTTTGCAGATTTTTATTTCACCTTTTCCATCAGTGGTAGAGGTAACCCACATATCACCCTCATCATATGGTGGTTTAGGTGTAACCAAAAACACTCGTCTTTTTCCATCTGCGGTATCTTGTGCCGTTGATGCAGCATCAAGCGCAGCTTTTATATCAGGATCATCAAAGTTTTCCCAACTATAAACGCCATCAATCTTGACGAAACGGAACATTTTCTTAGTATTGGTGTTATAGAAAATATCATCAATGTGTTTCTCCTTCGCATCCGCATCAGTCCAGTCTGACGCTGGCTTATTGGTAAGCGTAGGGTCATAGGAATCAAAATACTGTGTGTTTATATCCTTTATCTTATCCCCAATAACTGCGTCAACGTAATTCTTTGTTGATTCTTTCGCTATCTCTTCAAGAGTTTTCCCCCTCAATTGAAAAGAATTTGCTACAATATCCACACGCCCGGTTGCAGTGTCAGCTTTAAACATGATATTTCCATCAGAATCAAGGACGGTAAAAGCCCCGGTATTGATCCAATCCGCATTAATTCCAATACTGTTCAAAATCTTTGTTATCATGGTACCATCCACAAGTAAACCTGCGTTCCATGTTCTTCCACCGTCTGTACTTACCGCCCAACCTTTTCCATTAAGTTCAAACACAACCTGGGATTCTTCCAGTGTCTGATGGTCACACATATAATATACTTTGCTTCCATCATCCAGTGTTTTAATAACTGGATAAAGGCCCACTTGCTCTTTCATTGCCTTTTCCAGTTCTTCCATTGCTTTTTCCCATTCAGTTTTATTTTTGTTTAAATGTTTTTTCAGATTCTGATAAATTTTTGATGCTTCTGAAAATCTTTCGGCACTGTTACGCAGTGCTGATTCTGCGTCATTTGACATTTGATTATCTGCATCAATAGAAAATACAACGTTTGTAAAAAAAGTCTTATATGACTTTAATTTACGGTCATATACTATTGCCCCGTCCCCTGCTTCAATCGTAGGGTCTTGCAATGAACTGACAGTCATTGGTCTGAACCTCAATCCAACAACACGTCCACCAACCATTGACGCAATTTCAGCTGCATTATCCTTATTGATAAATTTATTGCTGTCGATAACAACTGCATACCCATCTGAGCCAGACTGAAAAGTTACCTGATTAGAATTTTCATCTTCAGTTACGATTCTTACACATGTAATTACAACATCATCCATGTCAACGTTTACATCCGTGACAACATTTGTCTGTAAGGTATGTATATTCCTACCAGCGGACAGATCTGACATATTGTACCAACCAGCTGACAACTGACCACTTTTATTACATTTCCAAAAATGCCCTGAAATCTGGCCAACCCACGTCAAAACATCACGGAATGTCATAGTGTTATTATCTGGTTTTTTCTGAATCACATAATTGTAATACTCAAACTGTAGAGAATCTGTTGCTAAAGTCACACCGCAGCACCTACATGCATCCTGTACAATCTGTAATAGCGTTGCAGGATATGTAAGATTACTCTTGCTGTAATTAACATCAAATTTATGCATGTTGTCCAAGCATTCCAGTGTAATGATATCGCCATCATAGCTTGTATCATTTACTGTAAACACGCCCTTAGAAACAGCTTCAGTCTTACCAGATAAACTCAATGACACTTTTATATTTGAAATTTCAGCACCTGTAAAATCGTACTCAGTAAAATCATCATACATGTTGTTCAGTCTTAATGTGAACTTCTGAACTATTGCTGAACCTATATCAAAACCGCCCGTACTAGATGTAGAATCATTAATTACAAAACCATTATCCCACAGTTGGCTGTCGTCAATGGGGATTGACTTACCAGATGCTAATGTAATTGTACAGGATCCTGAAAAATTTCTGTTATCATTTTCTAATGCTGCTTTGAATGCGGCTGATACATTAATCATTTTTATTACCTCTCAATCACATCAAAATCAAGTGTGGAATAACGTTCATGACCTTTCGCCCACCATTTTACATTTGCTTCCATATCACCTGTATAAAACTCTTTTGTTACATCAGTACCAGCTAAAGGATCCCAGTAAGTTACCATTATATATTCTGGATCAAATGCAACAAGAATCTGGTGTATCTGCTCTTTTGTCAGATTTACCCAACCAAGGCTCAGAGTACGCTTTTTTGCAAGCCTGTTCTTATGCATCTTAACATCCTGCGTTCTTCCTGCATTCTTCGCAGATACATCTGATTTTTTCCATTTAAACTTGGAAACTTCCTTGGGTAGTGTCACACCACCCACTTTGATTACAATGTTGTCCATGTGACACCCCCTGTCAAATTGTCTCAGTTACCGCAAAACGGTAATCATATTTCTTTTTGCCCTTGCGAACTACCTTGTACAGTGTTTCGCTGTCAGCCTTCAGTGTAAATTCAAGAGTAACTTCTTTTTCAGTATCATCCCTGTCAAGGATTCCGCTGGCATTGAACGCATCAAGTACAGCTTCAAATACACCATTCTTGATACCGTCAACGATCTGATTGTTATTAGCTACTGCATTTCGGTTTCCCATCTTACCGACCATCTCAGGTCCTGCTTCGTTTGCAATGAATAACTGTCCCATTTCCGGGAAACCACCCTTTGCGTACCATTGCAAATTAAAACGTGGTAATGAAAATGAGAAATTACCAATACGGATGCTCCCACCTGTCCAGTCCCAACCAATGTGTGGCATAGGAATATGAACACTTGAAAATCCGTTTGCAAAGTTCTGAATGATACTTGATCCTACATCAAACAGGTTTGGAATAGCATTCCTGATTGTCTCAGGAAGTGTACCAAGAACACTGGTGAATGTAGAAACTTTTTCATTAAATCCATCTTTCAGGCCTGAAACAATGTCAGAACCTTTTTGTAAGACTTTGTTCTTGATGTTTCCAATTGCTTTCAGTACTTTACCCGGAATTTCTTTAATATAATTCAGGAACTTGCTGATATTATCTTTCACACCTTTCAGCAGGCCATCAATGATATATCCACCCTGTTCAGCCATAACGGTTGACGGTGAATGAATACCAAATGCAGCTGTAAAACCTTTCATGAATGGTGTAAAAATATGATCTTTTATCCACTCTGCAATGCCAACAACGGCATCCTTGATACCTTTAAAGATTCCTTTGACAACATTTCCACCACATTCTTCAATCTTCTTCTGGAAGTATTTCTGAGCACCAGAAACTGCATCAGAAAGAAGACCACCAAAAAATGCAGATAAGCCACCAAATGCAGCGCCAATAAGTTCAAAGAATCCGTCAGCTATGCCGTTCCAGTCAATAGCAGCTAAACCATCACGAACTTTTTCACCAATTGTCCACCAGTCAATGCCCTCAATCGCAGCTATGCCAAAATCAAAAACACCTTTGATTCCATCTGATATAGTTTGTCCTAAATTGACAAAATCAATGGTATTTACTGCATTATTGACAAAATCTGCAAGTGCTGTACCAGCACCTGTCCAATCGAAGTTATTGATAGCGGTATGGAAGAAGTCCAGAATGGTATTGATGCCATTACCGAACGACTGACCAACTAACGCCCAGTCAGTTGTTTGAATGAAGCTGTTTAGTGTATCAGTAATTCCTGTTGCGATATTGCGTACAGTTTCCTGTATCAGGTTCCAGTCCAGACCACCCAGCGCACCATTGATACCGTTACCAATTGCTTTCCCAAGGCTATCCCAGTGGAAATTTTCGGCAAACGTATTTGCCATACCGAAGGCGGTATTGATGCCTTGAGCAAGGGTATTACCAACCAGTTTCCAGTCAACTGTTTCAAGAAAACCGTTCAGAAAAGTGGCAACACTCTTTGCAATCTTGTTGCAGGTGTTCTTGATCTTATCCCATGGGATGCTGTTCAGTGCGGAATTCAGTTTATTACCGACCATAGCACCGATTTCTGTAAAATCAGCATTCTTCCATGCCTGTTTAATCATGTCGGCAATCCCTTTAATCTTTGAAGGAATGCTTTCAGTCTCAAACATATCTGAAGGTGACAGACCACCTGTATCAGCTATTCCACTGTTACTGTCAGAACTGCTGTTATCATCCATCTTATTGATCTGGTCAAAACTCAGAATGGTACGTTTCAATTCCTCATTTGCTTTTTTGGCATTTTTAGCTGAATTGGCATTACTGTTCAGGCTCTTGGCGTAATCCTGCTGAACTTTTTTCGCTTTAATGTAAGTTGTTTTACCTGTTAATGCACTCGTCAACTGACCAAATGTATTAACTACAGAAATAATCTTCTGGATCAGTGTATTCAGAATAGGTGCGATCACATTCAAAATAGGTGCAAATGCTGCCGCAAATGCATTCTTTAACTGCGTCAGGGAAGACATCAGCATTGAAATACTGTTATTTGTCTCACCACTGTACTGTGCCAGGTTTTTGAATCCATCTACTAACGCACTTCTCAGCTTGTTCACCAAAGCAAAAAGTGACCTGATACCGAACGCATATTTGAGAATGTTTTTTAATCCACCGCCCAGTCCACCAGATGCTGATTTTGTTGCACCTGTGAACCTTCGTAAAATAGGAATACCGCTTGTAAACTTCTGTATGAGTGCAGCGAATGCACCAGATGTTCTTTTAATGACTGTGGTTACCTTCGTCAATGCAGACGCTGTACCACTGATAATTTTTTTCAAACCACCCCAGCCCTTTTGAGCAGCATTCAGTCCCAAATTTCCAAGACCTAACGCACCTTTACCAATTCCTTTAAAGATTTCTTTCGGTATAGAATAGCCCCTTGTAAACGCAGTACCGTTTGACCGCATTTCAGCCATTTCATTTTTGTACCCTTCAATCTCATTTTTGGCTCCCTGAATGTCATACTGTAATGACTTCCACGCTGAACTGTTCTTTTTCACACCAATTGCTTCATACTTTTCCTGTTTTGCAATCAAAGAACTAAGCGTACCTTCTGCCTTTTTCATACCGGACTGCAATTCCTGAAAGTCCTGTGTAGGTACTTTTATTCCGGCCTTCACCTGATATTTAGTAATCGCCTGTTTCATTTTCTGGAACACAGAAACCTGCTTTTTCACTGACTCTGTCGCATCATTCATTTTCATAGCCTGTTTGACTTTTGATGTTTCAGACTTAACAGAATCACTGACGTTTTTGGTCACTTTCTGGGCTTTTTCCATTTCTTTCTTGTAAGAAGCTGTGGATGCTTCCAGAATGACTTTCAGTTTTGCAAGTGTATCACCCATACATTTTCACCCCCTTCCTGACAATAAAATAAGCAGGGTTACATTCCCTGCTGCCTTCGTCTGTTAAATTCATCAGCCCACCGTCTGCGCTTGTCCCTATAATCGGCAAGTTCTGCTTCCAGCTTCTGATGTTCATAATTTTCTTTATCTTCTTTGAATGTTTGTGGGTAAAAATCCCATGGATTACAAAGTTCAGCCTTTTCATTGAACAAGGTTGAAAGGTTCAGTGTCAGAGCCTTTGACAGAATAAAGTTATCACTGATCTGCTGTTTCCTGTCTCTTGCTCTGCATCTGACATAACTCTCCATCATATCCATGATCTCATTTAAAGTGGAATCCCAAAATAATTCAGGCCGTATTCCACAATCTAATGCATCCGGGTAAATCGCCCACAAATATTCGCTTGTAGTTGTTACAGTTCTTCGTCTGTTGCTTCCAGAATTTCCGCTGCCATCTTCGGCGTAAAAAAACCGGATACCGCCAGAGTCGGAATCACAACATTTTTGTACAGATCAATCTGACTTCCGCCCTCTTCAACATATTTGTCAAACAGGTTCAGAATATCATCATACTTAACCCCATGTTCCCACGGAAGCATTGCTGCCTGGATGATAGTAAGCATTACAGATAATGCCGGCATATCATCCACCAGATGCATGATATTACACTTGTATTTATTTTCCAGCTTTTCAATATTAGATGCTTTAAGTTTCAGACAGTAATCTCTGCCACCAACAGTCCAGTAATGAAAAGGCTTTCTTTTCTTTTTTTCTTCATCCAAATCTACAATTTTTGTTTCCTCTTTCTGATCTTTTACTTCTTCGTCTAAACCACCCATGTTATATCCTCCTGAATTTTCTCAATAAAAGACCCGGTATTATGCCGGGTCTGTGTAAGTAATATCTGTCTGTACAGTCATGGTTACCTCAAATTCAATTACACCATTGACGCCGCCGCCTGTACGTTTTACGGACACTGTAGCACCAAAATCCAGAGTTGTTTTATCTGGATCAGTTTCTCTGAAATACAGTACTGTTCCATCCTGATCTGCTTTTCTCAGTGTACGATAAGGACTGTCTGCTTTCGTGTTGTCGTATTTAAACTTATATGTCATTTCAGGCAGATCACCGATACCTTTTTCATACACTTTATGCTTATCTGTCAGAACTGTATTATCTACTTTTTCAGGATCTGTTCCAACATCCGGGATTTCCTTCAGTCCTGGTAAGTCAGTATAGGATGTAGAACTGCCAGAAGGGGCGGTCTTAGAGTAACCCAGTTTTGTACCATTTGCTAACATTTATCTTCACCTCTTTCTTAATTCCAGTACACTATGTCGGAACTCATCTCAATGATTCCTTCATAGCGTATTACTTTATGTTTCAATCCGCTTGGATCTGGTGCATCACCGCAATAGGTTCTCACCAGACCTAAAGCAGAAACAGCAGCATCAACTGCAAGGGCTGTATCAGATGTGCTCTGGTTGTGCCATATATCAATTTTATATGACACCTTAGCCTTCTGTTCAGCGTTGTCAGTACGTTCCCACACACTGTTATTTTCTTCTACATACTGAATTGTTGGGAAGTTCGCCCAGTCTTTCGGATATGTGTCTGATACATTCTCAGTAACAGTGAGAAGTGCTGAATATACTTGATCTTTTACATTTTTCATCTTGTCACCTTTTTCAAATCTTTTTCGAGTGCCGCTTTAATTTCCTGTGTCACATCATCCTTCAATTCTGCAAAAGCAGGGTACATGAAAGGCTGCGCAACCTGACCTTTTGTATAATATCCAATGACTTCTCCGTCTTTCCCTTTTGCGATACCAAAACCATACTGCTCGGCATCATCTGGTGACATTGCATCAGCTGGTATCATCCAACCCGACTGGGAATATACAGGGTCAACGTCCGGGGATATACCGTTGTGATGCGCTTGTCCTGTGGGGCCAGCACCAAACTCAACATAAGGTGCATACTCTGAATTGGTGTATATCTCACTGTGAATCAAGTCTTCCTGTCGTTCTGTACTAACATGGATTGACTGTCTTAATGATCCACCCCCGGAACCGTACCTTCTGACAGGACATAATTCTTTAGCTTGTGCCTGAATGCGTAAAGCCTGTTCGTGTACTTTTGACTGTAAACCGCCTTCAGCCATATCAACAAGCCCTGAAAATTTCTGCATCAGATCATCACTCATATCTTCTCCAACTCCATCTTTAGTTGTCGGTAAGGTTTAATTGCAATGATCCGGTAATCTGGATCAGATTCTTCATCAGTAAAAATACAGATTCCATCCTGTTCTCTGAAAACCAAATCATTACCGAAATCAAAAGAAGCACCCTGTTTTTCCCTTATAATCTGATATGCACCATCAAGTTTTAGGTTCAGTATATAGTTCAGTCTATCTCCATATTGCTGAACCTGCACTTTACCAGATGCAGGCCACTGTTCCCCTACAAAGGGGACCCCTGTTCCCCATTCTCCTGTTGAACACCCCTCTTTATCTTTCTTTGAGATTCTCTTTTTCAGATAAAATGTGTTTAGTCTACTTCTTTTTATTCTCATAAACTTTACCACCTACCCGGCAAATACGATAACGATTAAGGGTGTCAAAAATCTGCTTCGGTGCGTCATTGAAGTTATAGGTTTCTCCACCCTCTGACCTACTGTTTTCACCCTCTGTCCCCATACGATTTAGAGCAATCACGGCAAGATCACGAACAGGCTTTTCAAGTGGCTGTATGATTTTTGTACGCATTGTATAAGCCAATACGAAAGATTCTGCATCATCAAGAAGAACAGCAATCAGTTCTTCATCCTGTTCACCTGTCAACTTCTCTACAATACGCACATCAGACGGTCTTACCATCCGCATTCACCCCATTTTCTGTTTTTCCTTTTCTTTTTGGTTTGGAATCAGTTACAACAGGGACTTTTGACCAGCCATCTAATAACAGCTGGTCAATAATTCCCTGTGAATCATCATCAATGATTCTTTCAACATTTTCCTTAATCAGAATCATTTACATCCCCTCACTCAGCGTCTTTGATTGATACAAATACAGAATCAATCTTGTTTTCAAGCACCCACAGATCATGATGTCTACGATAATTCATCTTCCAAGCATCTGCATCCTGGTTCTGATCCGGTGTAAAGATTTTCATTTTGTCCTGTTTTGTTACCGCAATCGGTGTAGTTCTTGCAGTAACGATAAAGTTGATGTCTTTTGCAGTAGTGCCTTTGATATAACCACCTGCTTCCTGACCTTTTGTTTTACCGTCATACAGGGTAATTGCAGAATACATTCTGTTTGACGGTACAGAAATAAATGGTACACCGTCAATAGATGGTACCTGCGTATTGATTCCACCCTGAGAAAATGTCATTGCTGTAATCTTACCAGCGAGTTCCAGTTCCAATTCAGTAATGAAATCAGAGGTTGCCATAATAACGAGCGGACCATTGTATCCGCAATCACGAACAGCCTTGATACCTTCTTTTGCTTTTCTGAGGGCAGATGTGTTTGTTGCTCCAGGTGTATAACCATAAGTTACCATACCTGCTTTTTTTGCAGTGACCGCAGTAGATGCCAACTTAGAAATACGGTATGCATCAATCTCAGGTACCACATGCACTCTCTGAAATTCTCCCATAACCGCAGCGGCAGTTGTCACAAAACCAGTTTCGTCAATATCCATTGCGTCAAGCTGGAATTTACGTCCTCTGTCCTGTGTCATTGTGAGTGTTTCGTATGCCATAGTAGCACCACCCATAACATACCCGTTGTCACGGTCATAGTTTGCGAGTCCCTGAACAGACAGTTTCGGGATCTTTACTTCTTTACCACCGCTGTAAATAACCTGTCCTGCATTGGCATCCATCCAACCAGTTACAGCTTCCTGTACAGCTAACTTATCAAGAGTACGCTGAAACAGGGTTTCAGTTGCTAAAGTATTAATAGCCATATATTTCACCTATCCTTTTCTTTAATATCCACGCATTAATTTTTCAACCTGCGCTTCCAGTTCTTTGTTACCTTCCGGTGCCTTCTTCTGAGGGTCGCCGCCTTTTAATTTTTCCTGAACTGCTGCTTCAACAGCTTCCTGAAAAATCTTTTCTACAGTTGCAATGGATTTATTGCAGCTGTCAGCGTCTGTATATACAAGGAGATCAGCAAGAGAAGGTGGAAGTTTCTTTTCAGCAAGTGTATTTTTTGCTTCTGCTTTCAACTCACTCTTTGTGATTGCTGCTTCTCTGTCAGCAAGTTCTTTTTCTTTTTTCTGCTGCATATACTGCGCCTTTTCATCTTTGTTCATTTTCGCCAGCTTTTCAGCTTCTGACAACTTATCGTTTGTCAGAGCTTCCCATTTTTCCTGTGCTTTCTGAACAGCAGTATGAATTGCTTTGTTGACTCTTCTGTCAAATTCTGCCTGGTTCCCTTCCCCTTTCAGGAAATCATCAAATGACTGTGGTTTATCATCACCAGACCCACTATCATCACCTTCACCGCTACCGGATCCACCGCCGTTACCAGAATCATCACCGGAACCAGCACCATCTCCTTCTGCAAAAAGCTGTAAATTCATAGGAACCTTGCATCTGCACTGTGTAAGTGCTCTAAAAACTTTATTTCTCATATTTATCCTTTCCGCCCAACCTATTCCCGTGATGGGCCTGGGTCATTCGTCTTAGATTTACAGTTCTTTAACGTCTGCTGAAAAAAGACAAAATAAAAAGACCCTCAGGTCTCTACTTCTCAAGTGCTTTTGCTGTGGTTGTTTTCTCTGTCACAATTTCAACCACTCCTTCAGCCACAAGATGTTTCGCTCTTTCTTCTGTTACTTCCCAGACTGCACCTGGAAAACGCTGCATCTTCTCAATTGGCTGAGTCACATCATTAAACCTCTGAATACATTTAACTTTTACCATTGGTGTTTCCCCTTTCTATTCTTCATAGATAATCTCTAATCCATAGGCTACTGCGGCATCATGCTCTAATTTACACCCTCTGGCATTTTCCCAACCTTTACAGAAATAAGCCGCATGGCATAAACTCATGTTTTCCAGAGATTTTGCAAGGAAACACAAAGGAATCTGAACAACACCACGTTCTTTCATCTTTTCTTTGCTGTACCACTCATCAGTAAAAAGAGTATTTACGATTTCATACCCTCTTTCTTTTAATGCTTTAATTGCTTTCTCTCTGGTTGCAATAATCTCTGCATCCGTCTTTCCGGCCATAGGCTGTGATAACATTGCTTTTTTCATGTTTTCTTCCTTTCTCTATAATCCTTCTTCAACAGCTCCCACTTCTCAGGCTCCTGGTATTTTAGTTTCTGGAACCCTGTAAATGATGCAGGTACACCATCAATACCTGATTTCTTATACTTCTGATATTGCGCTTGGTCAGAAGCCTTATTTTGTATTGCCTTTTCCTGCCCTTTCGCTTTTGGGTTATCTTTTACATATTTTTTATACCATTCACCATAAGTCATGGAAGCTGGAACAAGTTCAGTTCTGCCCGTTTCCGGGTTCAGTGCTCGTCTTTTCAGTTTTTTTATATCATCCTCTGATATGACTGCAATAGTGGTACTTCTACACCACGGATGCATAGGTGGATAGTTCTTTCCAACCTGCCTGTCCTTCAGGAAAAACCTTTTCCCATCCAGTGACCGACATATCTCAGATGTACGCAAGTCCAAAGTCGCAAGAAACTGATACTTTTGCAAATCACATTCTTCATATGCTTCTGCATTCAGTTCCCCGGAAACAAACGCTGCTTCTGTGCGAACCAAACGCCTTGCTTCAAAAATCCCCTGGTCAAATTTATTTGCAATAATTTTTACAGCTTCATTTTCAGGCCGCCCAGTAATCAGATCAATCAGTAGTTCTTCTTTAATTGCTTTTGTCAGTGTTTTGCTGTTCTTCCACAGGCGTTCAGAATAGTGTTTTCCACTCCAAGGTATAGAAATGACTTTATCAATCTGTTTCCTGTCTATATGAGCAAAACTGAAAGCATATGATGTATTGTGCTGTATCTCATAAATCTGTCTGTAATAAGAATCATTCGCCAGATCCACAAAAAAATCACCAGCAAGTATTTTTTCCTGCTGGTAAACATTGTTCATCACAATATCAAGTTGATTCTGTATCTGTCTTAATCGGTCAATTCTGAACTGATACGCTGGTGCATCCAGCTGTGCCAGTATTTCCTGATTTCTGCCATCCTGCTCTAACAGTCTTTTCAGTTCTTCCAATGAAGAAGAACCCTGTAACTGACTAATCAGCCGCCTTGCTTCTGCTTCTGTCAAACCGTGACTGTTCTGATACCTATCAAATATCTTTCTTGACTCATATATCAGCCATTTATACGCTTTTCTATACAACGTGGCTATTTCATCCGCTGTCTGTTCAGCATCACTCATATGATGATATATGAGATAGTTTGCCCTATCTATCCAGTATCGTTCATTATTCATTTACCTTTCCATCTTTCTTTTTAGGATCCTTTTTATCATCCTGACTGCTATCAGGCTCATCAGAATCAGAATCAGATGTATCTGTATCATCCGGTGGTGTGTTTGCTGTCATAGAAAACATTTCCTGCTGCCGTTTCAAATCATCTTCTGCTTCTTTCTCCACAGTCTTCAGTTCTTCTTCTGGATCATCCACAAAAGGAATCTGGGCCAGTAACGTTTTCTTTCCAACCTTACCCCACAGATTAGATACAATCTGACTAATCTCTAACAGGTTCTTCGGTAATGCCCTGGTAAATGTAGGAACAATACCGGCAACATCAAAACTGATTCCCTTATTTGCATAAAAATTAGCAAATATTCTCAGTCTCTTTCTCAGACCCTTTTTGTAATACCGGGTCTTAATCTTAGTTATGTTCTCCATCCCCAGCAGCTTAAATTCCATAGCCACCCCTGAAACATTACCACCAAAACTCTCATCCGACATACAAGGGATATGCGAAAACTTATGGATATCCTGCTCAATAGCTTTCTTCAGGATCTCAACGCCGTTTTCATCAAAGGTTCTTGTCAGATACTCTGCTTTCGTACCGTCAGGCAGTTCCAGAATCTTCTTTTTCTTCAGTTCTTTCTGTGCTTCATCAGCAGAATCACTGATCTTGTTCCCTTCTTCGTCATACTCATCACCATCTGATAACAGTGTTCCATATATAGCAAGGATAGCATCAATAAACTGTTCCTTGTCCGTCACACGGTCACTCATTAATGCGTTGTATGCATCAATTAATGGTATCTGAAGTTCAAAATCACCCAGTCCCATCTTGTTGTTTAGATACTCAATGATGGGAACTTCACCTTTATAATGTGGTTCAGCCTGTTCATAGGTGGGCTGAATACCATCAATATTCTGAATATTCAGGATGTACTTATAATGTTCCGTAACTACAGTAGCAATATACTTTATATCTGTCCGGTCAGAATCATCACGTTTTGCATAGTAATATACAGCAAACAGTTCATTCTGCTCAATCGTATCATCATACACAACAAAGGTATTCGCTGGTGACAAATTCTTTATCATCAGGTCTGTTTCATCTTTTTTGGTGTAGATGTATTCATAAGCCCTGCCAAAAATAGATAAGTCCAGACCGTTGTCACCGTCAGCTTCATCTGCTCCGGCGTATTCTAACTTATCCGTCAGGTCTGTGATATCTGTCTGTGCCTTATATGTAACCGGGTTACCGATAAAGTATGAACTGGCAGTATCAGAAATATCCTTTGCATGGTTGCATACCAGTTTGTTCTCCCGGTTCTTATCATTCAGGATCTTATGTTTTCCCTCATAGTAGTCTTCAAGAGTAATCAGGTGATCCACAAAACTCCTGTGTTTTAATATCAGGTGTCGGATAACCTGCTTATCAATACTCAATTCATTCCAGTCCTCAGCTGGTAATGTAAATACATGCATAACTATCAACCTTTCATAGTTTTCAGCTTTGCCAGCTGATTACTCAAAATCGTATAAACAAAGTATCTGACAGCATCCATTGCATGATCGTGCTGTTTCACTGGTTTATCTTCTCCCCTGTCTGCCGCCTTTTCATCCCAGATGTATGACTGAAACTCAGCAATAGTGTTTTCGCAGCTATTGCAAAAGAACAGCTTTTTAAGGTTCAGCAGTGTAGCAACCAGCCTGATACCATCCAGTACATCATTTCTTGCTTTCAGTACTTTATATTTTCGTTTTCTCAGTTCCGCAATAAAAGAAGCAGCTGATGGGTCCACAATCATTGCCCTGATTTTGGTTTCGCCCAGCCACTTTTTCAAGTCTTCTGCATATTCTGCATCAGTTTTCTGTTTTGACTTGTCACGTCCTGAATAGTAATATTCCCGGATGCAGTACCAATTCCCATCAGTGGCTTTATTCCACAGCAGAAATACAGTGGCATTCTGGGTACCATAGTCACATGACACATATCTGCATGAAGGATTATTTATCAGTTTACCTTTTATTTCATCATATTTGACAATATGTTCATCTTCACTGAACATATCATAAATAATTCCCTCAGCAACAGCCCATAACCCGAGGATGTACCGCTTGTAAAACACCCCGGTGTACATGCTCCTGTATCTTGTCTTGATTTTCTCAGACAATGACAGGTTATCATCCATTGTAAAATGCAGATACAGGATGTTCTTTTCCTTGCATTTGTTAATCCAGTTCTGTTTGAACCAATGATACGGACCGTCAGGGTTACAGTTGAACCACATCTTTGAGCCATCAACCGAACAACGTCCAGTAGCCTGATTGACAAATGATTCCGGCATCAATGCCACTTCATCAAAGAACACACCGGCCAATGTGATACCCTGCACCAGATCCTGTGATCTTTCATCTTTACCACCGAAGATATAATAAAAGTTTTCTACATCCCCACGACTGACTACCAGAAGGTTATCAGCCCTGTGATCCGTAACAGAATAACCCCTGCTTCTCAACATCAGCTTCAGCCAGAACAGCACATTTCGCCTGAATGATCCGATAGTCTTACCACACATACCGAAGTTTTGCCCGTCAAAATTGGACATTGACCACATGACAAATGATAAGCACATTGATATTGTCTTTCCTGATCTAATAGCACCATCTGCAATTATTCCATCTGCATCTTTTACAGGTGAGTTATCACACCACCAATTCAATACCTTGCGTTGTTTCTTTGAGAATGGCTGAAACTTAAATACCTGTTTCTTCATCATTCCAATCCTCAGCAGCAGAAGAATTTAATGCTTCCAGGAATCCATCATCTACTGTTTCTTCAACATCATTCAGTTGGGCTTTTGCTTTCATTGACTGGATCCTTGTCTTCTGTTCTTCAGTAGCCAGTTCCCAGTTTGCATGAAGCATTTCGTCATACTGCTTTATCATGCGGCTTAATTCAGCCTGCGCCCTTGCCTGTGCCTTTAAGAAATTATTCTGCTTGTCCCATGCTTCCTGTACTTCCCAACGTTCCTCTGATACAGTCTCACCATCTTTCTCACCAATCTTGTTGATGGTTCTATCTTGGTGATCCTTAACATAAGCTATCCGCTGTGCTCTCACAATGGCAGCATATGCAATCTGTATCTGGTGCCACAACAGGTCCAGCGGATCTGCATGTTCAATTGCGTCAAAAATCTCTTTCGTCTCATCCGGCAAATACTTAGAAAAGAATCCATACTTCTCAGCGTTCTTATTTTCTGGTGGTCCAGTACCACCATGACCCTTTGCATTTTTATTACCTGGTTGACCGCCTCTTTTTCTTTTGGAACGTTCCGTATTTTTTTGGAACGTTCCATTCAATTTATCGTTCCAAGAATCTTTTGATTTCCACCCACGAACTGTTCCGGGTGAAATATTTAACTGGCTTGCAATCTCAACTAAATCAATGTTTCCTTTATGTTCTTTATAAATTTCGAATGCCTTATTTCTATTGGGATCTCTTGCCCTTGCCAAGCCCCACCACCTCTCATTCGTTTCATTTTGTATATCGAAAAGTCCGGGAAGCTGTAAAGGAGGAAACAGCTATATTTCCCGGACAAAGTAAAAAGCACATCCCCATGACAAAAGGATATGCTTCATGTCTAATTGAACAGTCTACACAATATCAGCTTTCCTGACTCACATTCAAGTCAAATCAGACTGCTTTTATATCAACTCTGACTCAGATTATGTCATTTATTTTCTGATGTAACTAGTTTTGTAACCAATTGTAACCAGTTTGTAACTCATTTTACACTAATCAGTTACACTCTCAGCCCTTGATTTTACTGGATTTCCGACATTTTTGTAACTAATGTAACTAATTTTTACTATATACTATTATATATATATATATTATTTTTATTACTTCTTACTGATATACATTATAATAAAAAATATTTATAATAAGAACATTGTCAAAATTAGTTACATTAGTTACATCCGCATAAAATAAGGCATTATAACAGTTACAAAACCAGTTACAAACTAGTTACAAACGCCCAAACTAGTTACAAAAACATAAAAACAGAGGGTCAGCACTACACCAACCCTCAATGTTTGTTATACATCTGCATTTATTTCCTGCTCATACATCTGATAAAATTCGTTCAATGCCGCTCCATGAATATGAAATAAATATCTCACATTGTAATTCATATCATCAGATATCTGGTTCCAGCTTTTCAGTTCAACATATCTTTCATATAAAACAGAGATATGTACATCATCCGGTAACTCATTAATCTGTTCACAAATTCTTATCTTCAGTCCAACCAAATCATCAATTTTATTATTGATTTCATCCTCTTTTTCTGAAATCTTTGCAAACAGTTCTTCATAACGACTACTTCCAGATTTACTGGTCTGCACTTTTTCACCAGTACCAGGACTGCCAATAGTATACAGCATACCTTTTAAGTTTTCTTTCTGCCGTATCATTCTGTTTATGGCTGCATCTTTCTCCCTGATCTGGTTCAGATACTCTTTTGCGGTCATTCCACAACACCTCTTTCCTACTTAAAGATACGCCCTGATTTCTTATGTCTCAGTGTGACACGTCCAACAATTTCAAATCCTGCCAGATCAAGCAGCAGTCTGAACGACTGCATAACCTTATGGTTCAGCTTGTCAATTTCCTGCACCCTGTGAGCAGCTATCGCAATATTCACCACACTCAAACTCTCGTTTTTCGTTATATGTGATACTATCATCTTCCCGTTTTGTTAATCTCTCCATCTCTTTCACCTCTTATCGATTGTTTTTTATCGCTCGTTTTCATCGCTTGTTTCTGTAATTTCTCTCAAACAGGCATTCCAACCAATCTTGAAAAGTGGCTCGAAATCTCCAAGTTTCCGGTCTTTCTCGTTATCGAATTTCTTTGGCAGTGGTTTCAATGGACACCATTCAGGTCTTGATTTGCTTTCGCAATCATAATGTTCTTCTGTCATCAGAATTACATCATAGTCTAAACAGTCAGCTAATTCACACAAACCCTCATATTCAAGTTCACCGCAGTATGAAATTCCGAACGGGCAATCATAGCAATTCTCTGGTGTATCTATCACTAACGCTGATTTACTCATATGTTTCACTTCCTCTCAGCATCAGGCTCAAAGTATTATACCCCGGACAAGTCCTGACTCCGTTTCTGGTATCTCTTAACAGGACGCAGCACGGATATAACGCCATGACCTCGTAGACGTGTTCTGTGGTGTCCTCACCGCGCTGGTCGATGTATTTGAAACACTTTCCCGGTCTAAGAAAGTATCTTGCGCATACATATGCTTTTGTTCCGAATCTTACACTTGCACTACTCATTTGTGTTCCTCCTTAAAACTAGACCACACGCTCATATTGTCAACTTCGCAATCGCAGTTATTGTAGTCAATATCTTCTGATGCTCGTGTTTTTGCTATTTCCTCAGCTTCTTCTTTTGTATCGGCTTCAATATCGTCATAATCAATTGATAAGCTCATTCCGACACTTACATACCATCTACTCATCTCATTCCTCCTGTAATAATTCTGGTTGGTCGAAAATGTTTCCAACTGGCATAGCGTATACCATGTCAATCCAATACCCTAAATCTTTTCTAAGGCATTTGTCGCCCGTCCAATCTACATAGAATCCGAGATGTTCTGCTTTCTGAGCATCAAAACAATTTTGATAACATCCATATTTGATTGGAGCATAGATTTCTCCGAAATGATATTTGATAATATCATTTTCCCAAATTTTCTTCCCATTCTTGTCGCAAAGTCCTGTGAACTGGCAGAGGGTTTCGGGAATAATTTCTGTCTGATATACTTGCATTTGCAATTCCCAATCTGTCATTCTTGTAAAAATAATGAAATGATGTATAGGAACTGGATTTTTCTCATAATCTTCCTCGAAACAATACACTGTTTCTTGTACTTTGTAATAATATCCTTCTATCCATTCTCCATTTTCGACTCTCTTTGCCTTGAAAAGAATTTCTCTCACACAACTCCACCTTCTTTCACGATTTGCATAACCGTCTGATATAGTGCAGCATTTCTTCCAACCAGTTTTGTTATGTATGTGTCCAACTGCTCCACAACTGCTTCCACATCATAGGCAGTCGGCTGCGCGTCAATCATTTTAAACGCACTTTCTGCCGTAATTAAACTGTCTTTTCCTCCAACTTGCTTGTAAAATAACTCTTCATTCATTGCATCCGCATCAATCAGTCTCATAATCTTCACACTCCTCCGCATATTCATAACTGTCCATATCATCACATCTGCACTGGCAGGAATCCTGCTTCGTACAGCAGATGCAGCACTCTGTTTCACCGTCTGGACACTCTAATTTACATCTTCCCATTTAGCCCTCCTTATATGGTTCTGGCAACGGTGTCCATGCAGTTACAGGCAATCTGAATTCTACAGGAGTCTCAATTTGCCCTGGAACTACAAAGGCTCCAATTCCGTCTCTTATTACTTCATATCTACCAATTGCCGGGATAAAGCCTTTAAGCAGTACAGCAACATCCTTGCCCGGCTCTGGCAGTTTCTTTTCGACTGGAATCCAATCGTTTTCATTTTCATCCAGTTCTAAATCATCCTGAAGCTGTTCGATTATGTCCAGAACGTCTCTGGCGGTAATCATTTCGTGCTGTTCTGCCAGCTTCTTCATCTGATTGTGATAATCGGTTAATCTGTCTTTGATATGGCTCATACCTCCACGCTTTCATCATCCGGCATCTGGAATACCATTTTCTTCATAAATGCATTTCTAATGTCTTTTGCAATTGATGTATTTTCTTTTTCCTGCTGAGATTTATTAGCAGCTTTGCAAACATCAGGAAGAAGAATTTCATTTAATTCCGCATCTGCATAGGCTTCCTGAATCATATCCAGTACTTTGAAGGCTTTTTCTTTATCCGAATATTCTCCTAGCAGATAACTGCATCCGGTTATGTATGATGTTATAATTGTTTTTATAGGTCCTTCCGCAATTTCAATGCCTGCCATAGAATTGAGATTAATCAATACTTCTCTGTTCTGACTTCTGATTAACATTTTGCGTCCTCCTTATTCTTACAAAAATCGCATTCAGTATTGCATTTTTTCCACTCGTCTGAATATTCTTCATATCCATCCGCTCCATTCAAATACTTGTATGTAAGCACATTCATACATCTTTCGCAGGCCGTAGAAAAAACAACGAGTGCTTCCTGTAGTGTATAATCTCCGCTGTTTACCATTGCCATTATGACATCCTGATTTCCACCTCCAATACTTGTATGAAAGTCAATAAGTGGTGTAGTATCCGTTCCGTAATCCCATTTTCTTCCCCATGGCTGCCACCATTTTCTTGTTTGACTGCACCCGCAATTAGTGCATATATGGCCTTTTAATCCCTTTATCAGACCTGTATCCTTTTTCCAATATTTTCTTTTGTGTTTGCACGTTTCCTTTTGAGATTTGCTATGTACCGCATAAATGCTTTCCGTTATTTGCAAAGGGAAACAAGAATGATACGTTCTTGCCTTTTTCGGTGCTTTACACATTAAATCTTCTTTTTGATTAATCACATTTCCATTTTTATCCTCGTACCAAATTCCTAACTTCAATTTTGCTTTATCAATATTCATTGTCATCCTCACTTTCCCCACGTAGCAACTGACACGCTATTGTGCAGTCATCCATGATTAATTTATCCAAACCCTACCTGTCCGTTATTCTCCGGGATTCTTTAATACAATTCCTAACTCTTCTTTAATAGCGTCTACATAATCAATCCATTCTGCCAGACCGTCATTGATATAATCAGCAGCCCGGTCAAGTCCATTTCTAAATCTCTGACAGCGTTTCTCACCAAAACCGAAATCGTCATGCAGAACGGCGATTGACAATATTACGAATGAATCCGCTATAACCTCTTTTATCTTTTCTGACGCTTTATCAAGGTCTTTTACTGCCAGAGAGGTATGTATTCCAGTCGCACCCCGGAACTTGCATTCTTGTTCGAGGGCTTCAATCCCGCCCTGTTTGACAATTCGTCTGGCAAGGTCAAGCCCGTCTTCCCTGCCTCGCTCATATTCACGCATTTTATTCATTGTGTTAGACCTCCAATCTTTTTTAGTTTTCCCATCCAACAGCTCTCCTTATCTTCTGAGCCAGAATGTCAAACTGTAAGAATAGTTCCCTGTCCTTACATTTCCTTGCTTTTATGTCACAGTCATAATCATTTATCTGATATTTCCCTTCTAGCAGATCGCCATTATCCAGATATCTTTGAAAGACTCCCTTAGAAATCCCGAACCGTTCCAAAATCTCTATTCTGCTCATACTGTCGACGAATGTACCATCTGCTGTAACAATGTCATAAAGTTTCATCTTGTCTCCTTACTTATCTTTCTTATTCCGTACCCAACCGGAGTATATGCCCTGACGGTGCATATCCAACCAGTTTGATATAACTGACGATATACATATAGATTTCTTTTCTGAGGGCTTGTCCCTGTTCGTATCTATTCTTTGTGTTGTACGGCATTTTGATTCTCCTTTTCCAATTCTTTTGTCTTATTAAACATCTTGGAAAGATAATTCGAATAAGCAACAAGCATGTGATCTACAAATCCATTTTTGTTATATTTTTCAGATACAACATGGATCTGTTCAACTACCTGCTGCCAGTATTCATCTTTTGCCTCAATTCCGGCAGTCTGGAGGACCAGTGCCGGAAAGTCAATCTGTAAAAACTTTATGGTGTTCGGTATCTGCTCATGCGTCACTCTCATACTTACGCACCTTCTTCTACCTCAAAACTCTGTTCAAGAAGTCGCTCGTTATCCTTGCTAAACGCCTTTATATAGCTCTGTTTTATCGGTCTGATAAAATGTATGCCGTTAGCTGATTTAGCCCGGGAAACAGCCACATAGAACTGTCCAGGATCCCAACAGCAAGGGTCAATGTTGATTTTTTCAAATGTCTGTCCCTGTGATTTATGAATGCTGATTGCCCAGGCAAGTTTTACCGGGAACTGAGAGAAAGAGCCTACTTTCTTACGGACAATCTTCTCTTTCACGATCTTCCGACCATCCTTTTCTTGTTCGGATTCCTCAATAACCTGTTTCTCAATGTCTTTATTGTATCTATATAAGCTAACTGTTTTGCCCTTATCAGTTTTGATAACCAGATAAGATTCTTCAAATTCTCCGTTTTCCACAATTTTCTGAATGATGCCAATCGTTCCATTAACGTAGTTTCCAGACAAATCATTGACTGTAATCATCACTTTTGCACCGATGTTAAGAATTAAGTCCTCTCTGGCAAATGCAATGTTCTTAATATCGGCAGATGTTAGCTCGCCGTCAACTGCTGCATGAAACACTTTTTCGGTCTTTTTATCCAACTTGCCAAGGAAAGTATTGTTAATTCTGTCAGCTTCTGCATTAGTGCCAACCAAGAACGGCGCTTCCGGTATAACTTTGTCTGATTCGTTGTTCTCCAGATATGCAATGGATTTTCTAATATTGTTGCCATATTTAATATCATTCAGCACATACTTAAATCCCTCATCATTCTGCCTGCATACCTCATCAAGTTTGATATATTCAAATCCCATTTCTTTCCAGTATTCAGACATGAAAGCATATCCATGTTCATACTTTCCACCCTTTCCATAATCAGATCCATACATCCGACAGAGAATTTTTCGATCGTCTGTCGTAATAACTGGCGGAAGCTGGTAGAAATCACCTATCACGATTAACTGAATGTCTTCTTTGTCCTCTCCGATCAGAAGTCTGTCAACTGCTCTCTCTTCATTCTCCGTGATGATCGTCTTTGCAATCATATTGAACAAATCGAACCGGCACATGCTGATTTCATCAATGATAAGAACATCTGCTTCTTTCAGAAGTTCAGCTCTGGATTTCACCTTTTTCTTATAGTCCTCAAATTTAATTGAAATATTCAATGCTCGGTGTACGGTAGTTGCCCCATATCCGATATTATCCGCTGCAATTCCAGTAGTGGCGGATACCAGAATATTTTTTCCACCCTTTTCCGCCTCATCGATGAACGTTTGGATAACCGTTGTCTTGCCTGTTCCTGCGTCACCTGTCAGAAAAACATTACTGCCAGACAGCATTGTATCTAATGCATATCTTTGCTTTTTATTGAGATCGTCTTTTTTCATTTTGTAACCACTCCTTGTAATAATTATGTTAACTGAATATTTTTGCAATATTCAGTTAATTTTGTTATAATAAATCTAATTGCATATACTTTTTAATTTTGTAACCCGTGTGTAACCGGCTTTTTTAATCCACTGGTTACGCCACAAACCCTTATTTTATGTGGGCTTCAGAGGTGTGTAACCGTGTAACCAATGTAACCAAGGTTTTTATATAGGAGAATCACTAGAGTATATGTTTTTTATACACTCTCAAACTTTCTCCTATAGGATGTTTTTTTTCGTGTTACAACGGTTACATGGTTACAAATTACGAAAACGGAACATTTGTTTCGGCATCAGCTGGCAGAAAACCAGTTTCAATAACCTCATTTTCTTGCTCGTTTTCAAGACTTTTTATATCAACAATCTTTACCGCAATAAGCCTCATTACACTTCCACCGTCTCTTTTTAGTACCGTATCTCTTTTTCCTGTGTGCTTGATTAACTCTCGATTAATCGCCCAGGCCGAAAAGGCTTTTCTGGAGAATCCATTGTTCTTCAAAAGGTTTTCAAGAGGTTTCGGATAAAAATATACATATACATCTCCATATTCATCTGGCGTTTCCTTGAATCCCCACTGATCACAGCTAAATTGCGCATCAAAGTGCTGTCCGTACACTGAGAGACTTTCAAGAATGAATTCATAGCATCTCTGACCTTCTGATACATCTTTCTTGCGTGTAGGTATGTCTACAACGTCCTCGACTGTCAGCTCACGTCCATCCTTAAATATGAAATCTGTAGCTAATTTGTCAGCCAGCAGAAGTGTAGATATTGCCATTACCTGCTTTGCTGGAAAGTCATATCCGTCAAAACCTTTCTCAATTTCGGCTTTCATTTCTTTCAGATCATCCGATGTGAACTGTTTGAGATTTCCAACGAACACTCTTCCAGCAAAGCCGTAGTTCTTCACGACAATGCCGTTAATCTCTGCTGGATTCTCGTAAATATCCTCACAACATTCAATTTCAATAATTCTGTTGATAGCTCCGCCGGAATCTGCAAATTCCGAAATAGGGTTCTCACCGTTGCAAATAGTCACATTACTCCATGTATTCTCCTTAGCTGCTCCGAGGTCCTTATTTGAACGTGCTTTTCCCTTACCAGAGCAAAGGTTATATATAAGCGTTTCGTAGTTATCCCGGATATACTGAGAAGCGTTCTTAGAGTCATCGAGGATCATCGGAAAGTTATTAAGCATGTCTGCCCTTATTTCCAATGACGTATCTGTTGACCGAAAGTTTCCAACGTAAGCTCCCGGCGCAGGATTTCCCCAAATCGATGCCGCTATATTGATCGTTACTGTCTTTCCACCGCCCGTCTGCCCGTAGAAGTCTACGATGAACGGCAGTGTGTCAAGCGGCTGTATAAGAACACTCGCAAAAGATGCTGCCAGTGCTATTCGCGGTTCCAATCGTCCGCATGATCGTAGCTGCTTAGCCAGAGTCACCCACTTGAAGTAGTCTCCACTTTCCTGTATACTTTGAAATAGTGTTTTAAAGCGGTATTCACCGTCAAAAACGATTGAAAGGTCGTAAGGGACAAATGTATTACCATGCCACCCCAGTTTGCTTGTAGAGTGCTGTATGTCGATCATATCAGCGTTGTACATTTCAACGTCCGCCAGATACTTCACAAGAAGCCTTGCATTTTCTGAGTTGACTTGTACGCCGAACCTTGCAAGATTAGTTATTGCTCTGGAAGTCACAATATCAATTTTTGGAACAGTTATTTCCGCCCAATATCCGTCCCTTTTAAAAGCCACCGTGATCTGTTCTTCGCCTGTTTCAATGTTTTTCAGTCGACGTATCGGCATGATCGGGTGGTGGCATACAAGTTCTCTCGCCTTAGATGTTTCAGAGGAAAATATTCCGTTCTCTGTAGCTATCCAGCTGCCACAAGCCATGTTAGGATATTCCTTATCAACAGAATCAGGATAAAAGTTTGTGATGTTTTCAACCAGCTGCATGGAACGATTTGTTTTTTCTTCTTTTTCCTTTTCCTGCTCTACTTTCTGAAATTCCTTTATGAACTCTTCTGCTATGTGCTTTGCTTTCACACTTTTCGCCCGGTCCATCAGTTTGAATTTGATTTCTGAGCGGTCGATTTTACTTTTTATCGCAAAAAGCTCTTCATACAACTGCTTCTCCATAAAGTCTTGTGCCTGTAAATTTTCAATATTTTCAAGAATTTTTCTCACCTCCTGACTTAACAGACAGCAATTCATATCTGCTTTTTTCTTTCTCGAGATTAAATTGGCACATATACCACTCTTCTGAATCAGGAGGGAACGTTTTTAGTGCTGTTTCGTACATAAGTATGTTCTTTTCTATCTGTTCAAGTTCACTATGATCCTGAACGGGATTGTATCTTTTTGCTTTGATATCTCGCACTTCATGCCTGATCTGGTTACGACTTTTGCCTTTTTTTGAAATATAAGTACCGCCCAGCTCAATAAATGCAGTGCTAAAAGGGATGGATTCGTATTGCATCACGAAATCAAACACATCGCCACCGGTTCCACAGCCGAAACAGTAAAAGGAATCATCGTAGATTTTGCAGGATGCTGACTTTTCCTTATGAAAAGGGCAACATATAAATCCTGCTCTATTCGGCCTTAGTCCGTATCTGGAAAGAATTTCCGACATTTTCACTGACTGTTTGATTTCTTCCTTAGTCATGACAGCAGCTCCACGATCTGCCGCCCGGTTTCTTCTTTTGTACAGAATTTAAATCGGACTCCGTATCTATCTCTGATTGTGCAGAGAGATTTATACAACTGGCAGCCATCAACAGCCTTGTCAGAGATTACAGTCTTTACTCTCTTACCGTTTACCGTCTTCCAGATAACTTTATGTTTTCGTGGATTCTCCCAGAAATATACATCACCAACTGATTTAATATCTGGTCCATGCTCACATAGGATAATCAACTGAATACCTGCTTCACACGCCCTAATCAGCTCTGCTTTGAACCTTTCATGCTGTTGGCAGACATTTCCACAAAGCTCCTGCAAATCTTTTTTACGGTCAATACAGAGTTTTGCATTATCCAGCGATTGATAATCGCCGCAATACAATTTAGAGCGAAAATACTGCACTCCAAGGCTATCAAACTGACTCTGAATCCGTTCCCATTCTGATTTATGTTCCCTTGTGTCCACTTGTATAACCATTAAAAACACATCCTTTTAATTAAATGGAAATTCTTCCTGTACACTATCCGGAATACTCATAAAGTCCGTACCTGCCGGACTTGCTCCCATGATAGCTTCTTCCTTCAGATGATCGTCATAGGCCTTTGTGGTACGCTCTTCCGGAATATCTGCATCTTTGATTCCTTCCACGCTGCGGAACCATGCAAGTTTGTGACGTTTTACTTCTTTATTGTCGTACCAGTCTCTCTCCAGACGGAAGATGCCGCCGATCAGTTTTCCCTTAAACTGCTGCCCGAAATTATCGCCCCACTTAACGGCAAATCCCGGATTTGACTTTTCTACGCATGTGATAAAAGTTTTAAGATTACGGACGCCATACTCTACACTCTCGTCAATGACCATATAGTTAGTGCCGGCATTCGGATATTTCTTGTCTGGACGGATATCATTTTCAAACTGCTTCATAAAGTACCCCGCCTGTTCGTCTCCTTCTGCAAAATCAAACAAGATAACGAGCATATCAAGTCCACCCTGTGTTTTTTTCTCTAATACCTGCTTAATTACCATTTTGTGCCCGCCAAGAGCAATCGGTTCAAATTCTCCTGCTGCCTGTGTAGTATCGTAATTATTTGGTTTCTGCATTGTCTGTTCCTCCTAATTCATAATAATCTCTGATAACCTTGTCAACTTCTGCAAGGTCGTTATCAATAGTTAAACTGTCAAACATCCCGATCGGGGACTTACTTACCGCTCCCTGACTGGACTGAGTGACAAATAAGTGCTTTCCACTCTCTTCGATGCATCGAAGAACGATGGTAAACATGCCCTCGATGCAAACTTTTTCGTCCAGAAGCTTACCAATTGTCTTAGGCTTTACTTCCCCGGAGTCATCTTTTTCCTCATGCATCATAAGGTAAACAATTTTATTCTGCGGTACTTTTGTTACAATGAACTGGATAAGATTCCAGAAATAGTCTCCAATATCATTGTACAGAGCGAACACTGCATTGCCTTTTCCAGCAGAAGCGTGTCCCTTCATAAAATGATTCGTGATAAGATACCCTGCATCATCAATTACGATAGACTCTGCTTTTGATGCGATCAGGCACTTCATTACCTGCTGGTAATCATCTGTAAACCATCCGTCAATCTTTCCTTTAAACGGAAGCGGTTTATTCAATACTCTAATAAGATTCCAGTGTTCATTCTGGCAGTTCCTAAGACTGGTACTCTTGCCAGAACCAGATTTTCCAATAATTAATACGGGTGTTGCCATTGCTATTCCTCCTTGTCATAAACTACATGTTTACTGCCCTCGATAATCAGCAAACTTGCAATATCTTTCATTGATAAGGTTGATTCGTTATAGATTTCGACCAGTGCGTTGTATGCGTCTGATGAAACCTTTACAACCTGATTGTCTTTTCCGGTTACCAGTTGTTTCTTTCTTGCCGGAATACGGATTTCAAATTCACTCATTCGTTTCCTCCTTATACGATTTCTGAGCCGTTAAAAGCCCATTTAGAGCCTGTACATAGTTTGCTAGCATTCTTGCCTTGTATGATTCTTCAATGGGGTTATCCGGGACTGTGGCAAGCTGTATATCAATCAATCTCAGAACTTCATTAATTCTCTCATCCATGTTCACACCGCCTTGAAAAAACAGTACAGGTTGTCTGAAGCATCTCCGAACTTCTCTCCATCAATATCTTCGGCTTTGTGGTATTCCACATGATCCAGAGACATATCACAGTTTTCATAATCCAGAATGTAATCACCTCTGGACTGAAGCTCTCTGAGCAGCTCGTTGATACATCCTGCTATCTCCAGACTGGGAAAAAGCTTCATAATTGCTATCTGTTTACTCATTTGGACACTTCCCATCTATCAGAAGTTCCAACAAGAAAGCTTTGATTTTATTAAGCTTTTCACGACTTTCTTTCTCGTAAAATGGGTCAAAAGATACGTTTTGGTACAAATCCCACTCGAATTCGCCGTCGGGAAGGTCAACGTCTTCTTTTCTTTTAATTCCCCTTACGTTCAGACCGTAGCTTGAATAATCAAACGTAATACTAGCTGTCGGAACTTCGTTCACAACTCTTTTACAGAGTTCATAAATTTCATCAATCTCTTTCTCGAACATCTTCTCATCCTCCTTATTTCCTACTGCCAGTCTGCTTTCATCTGGCGTACCGCCCATGCTGCCGAGATACCGAAAAAGATGTTTAGCCAGATAGGTATATCCACATATTTCCCGGCAAGCATACAAACAGCAATTAGCATATATTCTTTCATTTCATTTCTCCTGCAATCCACACAAGGTTGCTTGCCACCAGTGCGGCGACTGTCACAATCCATGCAGTGAACCATCTTTTTGACTTTTTCTTACTTTCTTCGACAATTTCAGTCGCAAGTGCTACTTCGATGTCAGTCCATGTTGACTGATTTTCGTTTCTAATTTCACTCATATCGTGCTAATTTCTCCTTATTTTTTCTTATTTGTCTTTACAATTAGCAGATAGAGAACTATAATGTATCTATCCACTAAGGTGTTTTAGTGGTGCAAAGCTCCGGGGCGGAGGTGTCGACTCCCTCCGGGGCACTCACTTATTGAGAGCCTCTTTGCCTTTCCAGACATGACCAGTTACTTCATAGACTTTCCTAGGGCTTATGATGTATGTGATTCGGCCACCGGAAAGGCTTTTTGCTGGCTTGTTATTCTGCACAGCCACGCCGATCGGCAACCATCCATACACAATCCCTGCCCGGATTGCTGTAATAGGAAGTCCAATCAGTTGACTTGCATCGGCTACAGTCATATTCTCTGAAGAGAACTCTGGCATCTGCGGAATGCCTGATATGATTCTTGCCACTTCAGCGGCGAAATCATGTACTTCTGCATTTTCTTTGATGTAAGTATCAACTTCGCTCATTTTATGCTCCTTTCTTGGTTTCTTTCTGGTCAGGATCATCTGACTTATTCTCGGAAAAGCTTTCCGTCTTACCAAGAATGTATCCCTTGTCAAAATCTGACATATTAGGAATCGCGTTTTTCAGTTTTTCAACGATTCTTTTTTCTTTTTCTGACATGATTTTCTCCTCTCAAAATTTATAGTCTTACTCCGCTTGGACACCTGGCTTTGAACCTGCCATCATCAGCACCAGTAGGTTATCTCTGGTGGACGGTCATTTCTGACCGTTTCGGCTATTTCAGAATAATTTGCAAGGTACAAATATTTTCATCCACAATAGTTCGTATTGTTTCGATTTCTTTATTGAGAATTTCTTTCGTTTCGTCCTTTTTCAGAAATTCTTTATATCTGCTGGTTTTAAAATATAAGCCAAACATTTTTAATTGCACCTGAATTCTTGTATCTTTATCTACCACCTGTAATAATTCGTTTAATGTCATATCCTTTTTCCTCTCTTTCTTGCGTTGCTTTGTTTACCTTGTAAACACAGTATAGTCCCCCAGACAACATTTGTCAATACTTTTTTGTTGACTTTGTAAACATTTTATGATATTCTATTTTTAGAAAGGAGGAATTAAATTGAAAGACAGGTTTAAAGAGTTGCGAAAAGAATTAAACGTAACTCAGCAAGAATTTGCAGACAAACTAAAGATAAGTAGGAATTTTGTAGCGCAAATTGAAATGGGAAGCAAAGTTCCGTCAGATCGGACTATTGATGATGTTTGCAGAGAATTTAACGTAAACGAAGAATGGCTCAGAACTGGAAACGGAGATATGTTTATACCCGGAATTAAAGACAAACAAATTTCTGCCATGCTTGCAGACGTAATGAAATCTGGAGAAGATTCTTTCCGACACCGTCTCGTGTCTGCATTAGCCAGATTGGATGATGAGGGATGGGACAATTTAGAAAAACTTATTGACATGATTTCTAATAAGTAAAAAGAAAGACAAGGGCAATGCGCAAACCCTTGTCTTTTTTAATGTTATCCGATTAGCCTTTTCACAAATATATAAATCACTTCTATCCAATGATTATTCGTGCATTTTTCAATCATCTCAATAATTTCCTTCTTATAATCCATAATAACCCTCCCTGTCACAACTACCGCCTACACTACAATATATGTCCGGCTGTGGGAAATAGAACCGAACATTAGTTCGTTTTGCTATTATACCACCAATCCCGACTCTTGGCAACTGCCAATGATATACATGGATTTTCGTTATTTCATACATGAACTTTGCAATCTCAAAGAAAATTATGCTTTCGTAGAGGAAAAATGCGAGATCGCAAACTTTTCCACTACTATCGTCTGCATGTGGATACTTCTGGACAGAATGGTCCTGATATACTATATACGAATGAACTATCTGCATATCTTTCTGATTATTGTTGGAAATTATCTTTTGTGGGATATGTGTAAGACTAAATACCTTATAGCTCAGCAAGAGAAGTACAAAGCACTTGAAACATTTCTTTTTCATCTAAATCACTCTATTTTATTCTAAATCTTTACAATATGCTCTTAAAATGATAAAATAAAAATACCACATATAACCGTACTTTACATAATATCGCAAAATCAGCGGTACAAAATACATAATCCGCATAAAAAGTGCGAAGCGTGGCGAAAACATATCAGGAGGGTGTTTATCATGAATGAAAAGAAAAAATATTGTAAGCACTGCGGAGAACTTATTGACGACGACTGTGTAGTGTGTCCTAAGTGTGGAAAACAAGTAGAGCAGTTGACTTCTAATAATAGAGATATCATCATTAATAATTCCGCATCTTCCTCTGCGTCCTCAGCGGTGAGCTCAGGTGCGCCGTATATAAAACGGAAAATGCCATGGTATCTCAGTTGGTTCTGGATTTTAATATTAGGTGCTTGTTCTGGCGGAATATATTGGATTGTTGGAATTATAATGAGATCAAATTGGAAATCAAATAATTAAATAAAAAACCGCCCTGGCATTGGCGTACCGGGACGGCGTTTATACATCTCCGGAGAGATGCTATATTCTGGCAAAACATATTGTATCATCTTCGGAGCAGTCGAACAAGACAGAAAATTTGTTCGGCTGTTATTTTTATACTCGAACAACCGTTTAAAGAAAAGAGGAATAAAAATGGCGAAGAAAAGAAAGAAATATCCAAAACTGCCGAATAACTTTGGCTCTATCCGGTATCTTGGCAAGAACCGTAAAAATTGCTTCGCAGTGCATCCACCAGCTACACTGGACGATACTGGTAAACTAAAACGTCCGCCGGCAATCTGCTATGTGGATGACTGGATAAAAGGTTTCACTGTCCTGACAGCATACAAAGCCGGCACGTATCAGCCCGGCATGGAACGGACTCTTGAGGTGTCCCCTACAACTGACATAGATACTCTTATAAGCCGCTTGATTGCTGACTACAATACAATCAAGGGTGTCGAAGGAAAACACCCGGAAATCAAGAAATTGACGTTCTCAGATGTATATAAACAGTTTTATGCGTGGAAGTTCCCAGAGGGGACAAAACTGTCATACAGTTCAAAGGAAGCGTATCGAACAGCTTATACAAACTGCACTGTTCTGCACAATCGCATATTTGAAGATTTAAAGGCTCCTGATATGCAAAAGGTTATTGATGGATGTAAGCTGAAAAAGCAAAGTCAGATGGCTATCCTGACTCTATTCAAGCAGATGTACAAATATGCGGTTTACTCAGAAATTGTAACGGAAAATAAGGCGTTATATGTCCATGTCAATGCTGATAATGACACCGAACACGGAACGCCATTTTCCGATCAGGAGCTACAAACTTTATGGAATAATGCCGACGACCCGGAAGCGCAGCTCATTCTTATTATGTGTTATTCTGGTTGGAGAATTGGCGAAGTGTTAAAACTTACAACCAACCTGGAAGAGAAATACTTTCAAGGCGGAATCAAAACAAAAGCTGGTAAAAATAGAATTGTTCCGATACATCCTGCTGTATACCATTTTGTCGAACAGAAAGTACTGGCACAAGATGGGAAACTATGTGTATATACTCAGCAACATCACAGAAAAGCACTGTTCTATCCTACACTGGAACGTTTAGGAATAGTCGGCAATCCGAAACACACGCCGCACGACTGCCGACACACCTTTTCCGCACTGTGCGAAAAATACGGTGTCCGGGAGAATGACCGAAAACGAATGCTTGGCCACTCCTTTGGCGGAGATGTTACAAACGCAGTATATGGCCACAGAACGCTAGAAGAACTTCGGACAGAAATAGAAAAGATAAAAGTTCCATTTGTGACTAACTGTGACTAACGGAACCCATTTTAATCTTTCTAGAACAACCGAAATATCATTATCGAAATGCCGGAAACCCTATTAAAATCAACGTTTTCAGCGATTTTGCAAGGATTTCCTTCATTTCATTTTCATTATTCTAATTTTATTGATTGTGACTAACAAATAGAATTTAGAAAATTGCGCAAATGCCTGTAAATACAGTGTTTTTGGCACTATTATATTAGGAAACAATATTTTTATTTGTGACTAACGTGTGACTAACGATAACAGTCTAAAACTTCCGAAATGATACAAAATATGTTTATAAATAAAGTTCCCGGGGAATTAACCCCGGGGTGTTTTTATATGGCAATCAAATCTTTCCATGTGGCGGGTCCGCAAATACCATCCACTTCCAGAACTTCTTTCCTGGATTCCTGATAAGCTTTCAGAGCGCAAATCGTGTTCGTATCTGCTGTCCATGTAAGTTTCAGAGCTTTGCCGCCTTTTCCTTTAAAACCTCTGGCTCTTAAGATTTCCTGTAAGAGGAGCACAGATGTGTTTTTATCTCCTGCTTTTACTGTTTCTGGATTAAACATATATTTCTCTCCTGTTTGTGCGGTATTAGGCAATGCATTTTCAGATTTTGCGGGTACAGATGCATCAGATGCAATACTATAATCTGGTGTACAGAACTTAGTTCCGGGCATCTGGCTGTTAAGATAACTCTTTGCGCAGACACCGCCGCCATTTGCAATAATTCCAGATGCACCAGAAGTATTTCCCTCGATGGTATAGAACCTGTCTCCGATTACAGCCGTTACGATGCCGGTATGGGTGAAAGTTCCATTATGATAAAAAATTACAATATCACCGATCTTTGGATTAGCGTTCCTTGTAAACAGATTACCAAGTGTTGGGCAGTAAACATAGGGCCAGTGCTTCAACAGTTTTTTTGCTTTTTCCTGTCCGAATGCTTTCATGAAACACCAAGATACGAACGCCGCACACCAAGGCTGCCCCTGATAGGATGGTTCTATATCTCTCCAATATTTCGTAAAATTAGCAGATCCTGCGTTTGCTGTCTTACTGTCAAGCTGACTGTTTGATTTTTTCTCCAAATAGCCCTCTTCGTTTTTCGCAATCAGGATAACTTTTTCAATAGCTTTGTCCATTGTCGTTTCCCCCTTATCCTCATTTTTTGTTGCAGTATAGTCTTTGTAAAAGACATTTCTGTCTACTTTCCCTGAGATTCCCGGAATAGTTGCTTTGCTGGAATACTGCCAGCCAATACCAGCAGCAGGTTTTAATCTGATCTGCATAGTTCCATCATCCTGTGACGGATATGCTGCCAGCCAGCAGTCATATTTCTTTGCTTTTTCTGGTAATTTTGTTTTGTACCAGTAATAGCCACAATAGATACCAAACTTATAACCGGCTCTGATAATAATATCACGGAAAGTATCAATCATTTGTATCATCAAATCCTGTGATAAATTTTCCTGGCATTTATCTTCAATATCCAAAAATACCGGATAATCCAGTTTTCTCTGTTTCAGTACATTTATCACTGTTTCTGCCTCATATTTAATTTCAGAAATATTCGTTGCGTAACTGTATTTATACACACCTACAGGAATGCTATGAGTTATACAGCCCGCATAATTTCTTTCAAAAGTACTGTCCGTTTTGTTACCTTTTTCTGTAATTCTAAGGATGGCAAAACCCATCCCATAATTTGCTACTTTCTGCCAGTCGATCACACCATTCCATGCAGATACATCAATACCCTTTATTTCCATAAAATCACCCCTTATTTTTTGGTTCAGTATATGTTAATGCCTGATCACTGTCAGTGATACCTTTCGTTGTTGGATCTGTCACAATTCCGAGAATCACTAACACTGCAAATACTGCATTGACAACATCAAGTAATTTGTTTCCCAGATTACCTAAATCAAGAGTATATCCGAACACTGCTGCAATGACCTGAATCAGAAGAAGTACAGCAGGAATCAGTGCTACCCAGAATGCTTTGTTTTTAATTCTTACTAACCAGTTAATGTTTTTCATAATCATTTACCCTCTTTCTTTTTTAGATGTAGTTCTTCGATCTCATATTTCATTTTCGTAACCATGCCATTACCCCCTAACGCATGGTATGCGTCATACATTTCACAAAAATTCTGATATGCGTAAGATGGAATGTCACCTTCTGCCATATAACGGTCATGGTATTCAATCAGTTGTACTTTTAATAACAGCATAGTTCCTTTGCTGTTAGCGTCTCTGTCCCTCTTCTGCACCTTTAGCAGCCATACTATGTACCCCATAAAGGTAGTCAGAATGATAGGAAGTGCAACAGAATATGTTTCTAATAAAAACTCTTTCATTACTTCCTTTCTGTACATAAAAGCAACCGCCTGTGACGTTATATAATCGTCATATAGCGGTTGTTTTTGTACTTGTGATAATTTGATTACCTGTTAATTATTCTGCTAATTCAGGACAATCTAAGTCAACCAGAACTTCTTTTACTTTGTCCTTGATCTTATCAGGAACATCAGCAAAAGTTTTCTTACCCTTAATGATTAAGGTTGCATAAATAATCGCCATAGTCTGCACATCCTTTCTGAATAGTAATTTTATGATCAACTGATAAAACATCAGTTACCACCTTCTAAAATAGCCTTTACAGCATCTTTCAGTTTGTCAGGTACATCATCCATTGTCTTTACACCTTTGATAATTAGTGCCGCATAAATCTTTGCCATACCTTACACCCTCTTTCTTATCCTAACATCTCATAGATTTCACACATGGCAACCTGCGCTTGCGTGATCTCATTTTCAAGATCAGTATTTTTCTCTGCCTGAATCTTAATATACTCATCTTTGTCATACTCAATCAGATCAAATTCATACCCGGTAAATCCCGGCTGTCCATCAGTTTCCGGTTCATTCACTTCTTTGACATTGGAACTAACAAATGCTTTTGTTTCAGTCAGTTCCAGTTCTTCCGGTTTGACAGTACTTCTCTGTTTTCCATAGTTAATCATGCAGCTCTCAATCCTTTCTTTGTGTTCGGTTTTATGTTGCGTATATAATAATCATCCGCATAAGGTAACAGCGGGACAATATACTTTCTGTATAACCGGAAAGTATCAGCATATTTCAACCATCCCTTATAGGAATTGATTGAACACCACTCTGAATAGTTCATCATGTTTCCGGATTCCACTTTGTTCCTGATAGCGGTCATTTTCTTTTTCATTTCCAAACAGGTGCTTTTCCTTAGCAAAGTATATTTATAAAATGTTCTATATCCTAAGAAGTCAACACCTCTTACATACGATGGGAACACCTGCCAGTTTCCTTTTATGTTCAGTTTAAGTTCATTGCTGAAATAAACATCAATCTCTTTCTTTAATGTAAATAATTCTTCTTTTGTCTTTCCAAAAATAACTATATCGTCCATATAACGGAAATAATATTTAACGTACTTCCGTTCTTTTATCCAGTGGTCAAAACTTGAAAAATAATAATTCCCTGAATACTGTGATAAGTAATTTCCTATTGGTATACCGGTTTCAGGATCAATATCTTCCTCAAGTAAATAAATCGCCGTTAAGTCCTCAATATCTGCGGTCTGTATACTGTCAATGATTTCATTCAATAACCACAAAAGTTCATTGTCATTGAACATTCTGGAATACTTTTCTTTCAAAATATTGTGGTTGATTGACTGATAATAATGTCTTGCGTCCAGCTTCAGACAGTACTTACATTCTTCTGGATCATTCCACATTGCAGCCTGTAATTTAGTCAGACCTTTATGTATACCTCTTTCAGGTATTGCTGAATAAGTATCAGTGGTCAAGTTACTGACGATGCAAGGTTCAATCACCTGCAAGATAGCCCACTGACAAATTCTGTCAGGAAAGTAAGGCAACTTATAAATCTTTCTCTTCTTTCTACCATCATCCTTATAAAACACTTCATACTCAGATGTTCTATAAGTATGATTGATGAGCATTTCCCGGATCTGCTTCAGATACTTATCTGGATCTTTATCTATTTCCTGAACTTCTTTATACCACCCTTTTCCTTTCTTTGCGTTCTTATGTGCTTTTCTCAGATTTTCAATATCACAAATTTTCTCAAATAGATGGTCATAACGTTTCATTTTTGGTATATTGCAGTTCCGAATTTCAGTCAGCATATATCAGATGTATGCCCGGTAAATACGGTTGACATTTCCTCTTTTGTAATTAAGTAAGGCGGTATTATCATTTCTGACTTGTCTGCACCGCCTATTTTTCTGTTTTGCCGAGTGGCAAGGTTGAAAGAACCACACAGTATTATAGAAATAGCCGGATGTTTCCACCCGGCTATATTTTGCAATTATT